GGCGAGGTGGATACAGGGGATGCACGAGCTATTCCGGCCTCACGTGCTCTGGTCAAGCGAGGCGATCCGGATTAAGGGGGCGGAGCAGACCCAGTTTGCGGTGGCCCGGACAGCGAGGCCAGAAAAGCCGGAGGCGTTGCAGGGCTTCCATGCCCCCCACCTGCTGTTCGTGATCGACGAGGCGTCGGGCGTCCCTGATGCGGTCTTCGAGGTCGCCCAGGGCGCCTTGCCCAGCCCCAACAGCCGAGTGGTTATGACATCCAACCCCACCATGCTGACGGGGTACTTCTACGAGGCCTTTCACCGCCAGCGGGACTCGTGGACGCGGTTGACGTTCTCTGCGGAGGATTCGCCCATCGTTGCCCCGGAGTACTGCAAGGAGATGGCCGACAAGTACGGTCGTGACTCGGACATCTACAAGGTCCGTGTACTGGGGGAGTTCCCCAGCGCCTCGGTCATGCAGCTGATCCCTCTCCCGGTTGTCCAGGATGCCCTTGGTCGTCATCTACGGCTCGACCAATACGGGCATATGCCGGTCATCCTGGGCTGTGACGTGTCGTATTACGGGGACGACAAGTCGGTGGTCTATCTCCGGCAAGGGTTGAGGTCATCGGAGTTATGGTCTGGTCGCGAGGTGGACACGGTGACGTTCGCCAACCTGATAGCGCGGCTATGGCGAGAGCACAAGGCGGATGCATGTTTCATCGACATTACAGGCTGGGGTGCGGGAGTGGTGGACACGCTGCGCAACCTGGGCTTCCAGCCTCAAGGGGTGCCGTTCGGTTCCCAGGCAGGGGATGCGGGTCGGTTTGCGAACCGGAGGGCGGAAATGTGGTGGTTGCTCAAGGAGTGGTTGGAGGGGGGCGGGGTGCTACCGGACGATTCCGACCTCAAGGATGACCTGATCGGGCCGCAGTATTTCTACACTCCCAACGGCAAGATTGCGCTCGAGCGCAAGGAGGACATGAAAAAGCGCGGGTTGAGTTCGCCGGACAAGGCGGATGCGCTGGCGTTGACGTTCGCTTCGCCCGTAGCGCTCAAGCCTCAAGGCGGGGTGTGGTCGCAACCGCAGGTGAAGGTCAAGTATGACGTGCTCAACCGTAGACGGAAATGATAACGGACACAGCGGCCCCCTTTCGGGGGCTTTTTTATTGCCCTGAAAGGAGTGATTCACATGTGTTTCAGCACGCCGGAAGTGAAGGAGCCGCCCATGCCCGCCCTGGAGGACCCCGAAGAGGCGAAGGGGGCGGCGATGAAGCGCAACAAGCGCCGGGCGGGGTATGCGTCCACGATCCTTGCCGGTGATTTGCAGGGAGCGGCTCCCACGGAAAAGAAACGTCTATTGGGCGAGTAGGGAGGTGAGTGCATGCCTCTGAGCGTGCAGGAGGCGGAGCGGCGGAGGCAGAGCATTCTAGCCGACCGCTCCAGTTGGATCGATTCCTGGAAGGA